CCGTACGGCGTTGCTTCAGATAAGCGGGCCTTGCTCGAAGGATCGCCCAATGCCAACATCAGCGTCTCGGATCAGTCAATCGACGAGCGGCTGGAGGCTCTCGCCATTCGGAGAGCAGAACGAAAAGCTGCAGCTGATCAATGACATATATGCGGACGTCCCAAGCATTTGGGTCGAAGACGAGTTCGGCCTGAAGCTCGACAACTGGCAGATTACGATGCTGGACAGTCCAAAAAAGAGGATTTGCCTTAACATCCACCGCCAGGGCGGTAAGAGCCTCATGTCGTCTCTGGTCTGTGCTCATACTGCCCAATTCCGGCCCGGCAGCCTGAGCCTGATTATTGCTCCTGCCCTCACACAAAGCCGCGAAGACTTTGAGAAGGTCCAGGAGCATATAGACCAGATGAGTCATCCCCCAAAGCTCACGGAAAGCACAAAGCTGAGGATGAAGTGGGACAACGGCTCAAGGATCGTATGCCTGCCTGGTGGCACGAAAGGCAAGACCATCAGGGGCTTCTCCCGGCCCGACGTCATTATCGAAGACGAAAGCTCCCAATGCTCAGACCAACTCTACCAGGCCATCAGGCCTATGATGGCTACATATCCTGACTGCAAGTTTGTCCTGGCATCGACTCCGTTTGGGCAACGCGGCCATTTCTACAAGGTCGCCAATGGCAACAGCTCTGCATGGCTCCGGCTGAAGGTGGTAGCTTCTGAATGCTCTAGGATATCTACAGCCTTCTTGGCGGAAGAAAAGGAGGAGCTTGGACCATACGTTTACTCCCAGGAGTATGAAGGCGAGTTCGTTGCGAGCGAGACGCAGCTTATCAGCCATGCGTCGATTCTGAAGGCAATAAATGACAACGTGGAAATTATAGAAATATGACTTATATTATTTCGCTCGATCCCGCCAAACTAAGGGACTGGTGCGCTCTTTCTGCGGTCAATATGCAGTATGTTGCGACAAAGAAGCGCTTCCAGTACGATGTCGTGACTATTGCCCGGAAGCAAGGCCTGGACTATCCCGACATGGTCAATTGGGTAATAGGGGTCCTGAATATGGCACAATTCAACGAATCTGAGCCGCCTAAGTTCGTTATGGATGCTACCGGTGTAGGGGTCGCGGTGTCTGACATGTTCAAGGCCCAGGGCGTCAGGCACCATGCTATCACTTTCACCAAAGGCAACGTATGCAAGCGAGAAGGCCCTAATATCCACGTCGGAAAGCCACGGCTTGTAGGCAAGTTCCTGGGGGCGTTCGATGCCGGGAAGGTGCAAGTTAACCCCGGTCAGCCTCTCTGGCCTCAGATGGAGCGTGAGATGCTCGCATTCAAGGCCGAAATGAAAGAGAATGGATATTCAAAATTCGAGGCAGAGGAAGGAGAAAATGATGATCTCTTGATCAGCCTCGCCCAAGCGGTATGGTATGGCGAGGACATCCTGAGGGGTGGCAAGCTATGATCTGTATACTCTGCGGTTGTGATATAGCCAATCAACGCCAGAAACCCATTCCTATCAGAACCATCGAATTTCAACCTTTCATCGGCAATCCGGAACCGTCCGCATCGGATTGTATTACTCATGCTGAATGCTGCCAAGAATGCTATACAAAAGTCCTGGCAAACAGGGCAAAAGCAATTGCCCAATATGGCAAAATCAAGGATATGAATCATGCTCACTGATCTCAGCTTCATAGTTACTGGCAAGCCATGGCCGCCCGAGGATGGAGACGAGGGTGCCCGCCTGGCAGAGCACGCCTTCAATCGGGCAGTCTACAACAATCAGCATGAGGTATTCAGCAAGTACGCAGCCTATCTCAGAGATAAGGCAGACGATGACAAGAAAGTGGCTATCATCCTTGGTTGGGGCGAGAAGGCCACAACGAATTACATCAATCTATGCATTGGCGATGATCCAGACGTCGAGCTGGACGGCGAGGACTTGGACGACGAGAGGCCTGATGAGGAGGTGCTCATAGATGTCTCTCGATATGGCATTGGGCTCTATGAGCCTACAGAGGACGGCATACTAGCACAAAATCCGGAGAACTGTTATATTATCAACGTTCCTGGAAACATTCGCAAAGTCACGGAGTATGTATTCTTCCACAAGTTCACCGTCGAAAAGGAAGAGTTCATCAAGTTTACAATTCATGGCAAGGGCTACATTCAGCACCTCCTCTTTGAACTGGAAGAAGGAAAGCTTGGGGAAAGGCAGGACCTCACGACATTCCCGGCCTATGCGGGCATCGTTGTGGACGGAGAGGGCAAGCAGCTTACTGGCGTAGAGGATATCCTAATCATCCGGGTAGATAATGCCCTCAGCTCCGAGCGGCGCTATGGGCGGTCAGATTACACTCCCTCAGTGGTCTCACTCATCGAAGCACTCGATTTGGCATTCGCTCGCCGTGAGGAGGTCCTTGCAAAGTTTAGCCGGCCAGTATTCCAGGCTCCAGAGAGCGCTTTCAATCACTTCAATCACGCAAAGCAGGTTTGGGAGATCCGCCTGGACGAGCCTATTCTGCTAGAGCCCGGATCCCTTCGTGCCGAGTACCTGACATGGCAAGCCGAGCTAGGTGCCGTCGAGAGAGCCATAGAGGACAAGATGGACCAGCTTCTCAACATGCTTGATCTGGTGAAGACCGAAGAGGCAAATAAAGCAGAGAGTGGTACGGCTCTCGCTCTGAAACTGCAGCCCACTCTCTCCAGGGTGAAGCGCTTCGCAAGAGCGCTCAAAAAGGCTATCCCGAAGGTCGAAGCATATTATAATCAGCTCATTGACAATCCCATTGACATCGGAAAGATCACGGTAGATATCAGGAACGGTCTACCAAAAGATCAAGCAGCAACGATTCTGTTCGTCTCCACAGCATACGCATCCGGCTTCATGAGCCTAGAGACTGCGGTCGCTACAGCCCAGGACTATGAGATGAGTGATGATCCTGATTCGCCCCTGCAAAAGGAAATTGCCCGGATCAGGGGCGCGGAGCAGGCACAACAACAAGCCGCACCGGAAGCGCCACAGATCACGCTGCCGCCCATGAACGAAGGATTAAATCAGTAACAAGCGACACGATACAGGGATGTAAGGGCAAAGGCTGGCTTTTAGTCACCTTATGTGCAAGTTGCCACGGGAAGACTTGCCATGAACGATGGCATTGGTTTGCGCTCTTGATCAATCATTGGGCAATTAATCCAAAGATCAGTTTCGACACGGATTTGCATGGCTCCCTCTCCTTTGAACGATGCTCAAGCCCGTCGCTTGATTCGGCTTTATGACGAAGGAGAAAAAGAAATACTTCGAGAAGTGAACCGACTTCTCTTGAAATCACCAGAATCTTACAGTTTAACATGGCAGAAAACCGTACTGGCCAGGGTCCGAGAGATCAGATCTCAGCTCCTGGCAGGCGGGAAGAAATGGACTGAAGAAGCCGTGCCTTCCAGCTACCTGGAAGGTATGAAGTGGGCGGACAAAGACCCTCTTTCAGGCAATGAAGTCCTCGCGGGTTTTGGAAAGATCCACACCGAAGCAGTAAATGTTCTTGCAGAAAACACATACAGCCGATTGGTTGACGTTGATACCGTCGTTGGGCGAAAAACTGAGGACATATTCAGGCAAGTTGCTCTTGAGAACGTCCGGGGCTCTGTAATCGGTTATGAGACGACCAAGAAGGCCGCAAAACGAATCAGAGAAGAGCTTTCCAGGCGTGGTATAACCGGATTCACTGCAAAAAATGGGGTTGAATGGGATCTATCCAGATACGCCAAAATGCTTGCACAAGAATCGACAAATCAGGCATTTCGCGCCGGGACGATTAATAGATTTTTAGAGAAGGGTCACGACCTCGTTAGGATCTCCAGCCATTCCGGGAGCTGCGAGTTATGCCAGCCCTGGGAAGGCAGGACTCTGAGCCTGTCCGGTGGAGACAAGGACTATCCGCCACTTGACGAGGCGCGCGGGGCTGGCCTGATGCATGTAGGGTGTCTGCATGTGATCAGCCTGGCACCCGAAGAAAAGGATCGCTTCATAGGGCGATTGCAAGGCAAAGAGGGCGAGACTGCCAGACAGGCGGAAATAGACCGCCTGGCCGCTAAGAACAACGCTCGCCAAAAATCATAATCATCTTTTCGCTATCACAAGCCAACGCCGGGCTTAATCGGCGGGAGATCTCCACATGACCGAAAATAATCCAGCGGGCACGCCTCCCGCAAACGATCCAGCACAAGGCGGGCAACCACAACCACCAGCAACATCACCGGCACAGCCGGGGAACAATCCGCCTCCTGCTCAAGAGTTCATCATGACCCAGGAGCAGTTCAACCAGCGATGGGCAGAGAAGATGGGCGGTATCGAAAAAGAGCTAGGCCTCCAGCCAGGGGGGCTCAAAGACTTCGTGGCCACCCAAAAGAAGGCCAAGCCACCAGCACCTCCCACCGGAGAGACGCTTTCCGGGGCAGATCTCAAGATCGCTAGGATGGAAGCCCTCATGACGGCGGGCGTACCGTCCAAGCAGATCCCGCTACTTCTTCAGCACCTCAACATCGCGGGCAAGACTCGCGAGGAAATTCAAGCAAGTATAGGGCAGCTCATAGAACTCAAGCTGCTCACCATCGAGACCACACCGGCGCCCCAGCCGGGGAATCAGCAGGACGGAACGCCGAACGCCGCACAAGGCGCTGGGAATCCGGGCGTGTCTGGGACACCAGGAAAGAAGACCTGGAAGATATCCGAGATCGCCAGAATGTCATATGATGATCATATCAAAAACCAAGACGAGATCCTGAAGGCGATGAGCGAAGGCAGGGTCATCGAGGGATAATATGCCAATTTCAAATTTTATACCCGAATTCTGGGCATCATTGGTTCTGAATTTTGCGCGAAAGAACCTCATATATGCCCAGACAGGCATAGTAAACCGAAATTATGAGGGAGAGATCAGCCAGAGAGGGGACAAGGTCCACATCACTGGCCTCGGGGACGTCGATATTATAG